AGAAAACCGTTGCCGGCGCCCAGCTGAATGGCCGTATTCCAGTCCGCGCCTTTTTTGAATCCGTAGCGGAGTTCCGTTCCGTTGCTCATTGTTCATCCCCTCCCTTCTGATCTTTATGTTTTTTGCCAGGCAGTTTGAACAACTCCGGCGCGAAATCCTCTTCTTCGATGGTGTATTCCTGCCCCTCCAGGATCTCGCCGAACTTTGGGGAGAACCCGAGGTTACCAAGGCCTGTGACGGTGATTTTTGCCATGTCGCGCTCCTTTATCTTGCGGCCACGCCGCGTAGTTTCTCGAATGTTCGCATGCCGCCCAGGCCGAGCAGACCTACCAGCAGCGTGATAAGATCACCCATGGGTATGTCCGGCATGACCGGCAGGGCCGAAACATAGCCGAATATTTGACAAACCACCTGCACCGACCAGGGCAGAAGCGGTTTGAGAACGAATGTGAACGCAAGCCCAGCCACACAAACCCAGCCGACCGCCGGACGCCAGCCGGACTTGAACAGACTGTCGCTTTTGGCTTCTTCCATGTTGATGGCAGTTTGGCCTTTGATGACTTCGATATCAGCAGCCAGCGCGGCCGTCTCCAGGGCAGAGGCCATCTCTGACAGTTTCAGCTTCTGATCAGCGGTCAGAGGTTCGTCACCGGTGATGGCGGTGCGGATATCCTTAGCCAGGGAACCGACACCCTTGAGGACGCCTTCAGCGCCGCCAGCGAACATGTCTGAAATGATACTCATCAGAGTGCCTCCTGTACCAGGGCGATGAACTGCGGCCAGGGGAATTGAGAACCAGGGCAGCTTTTGGCGGCATAGTCGTGATGTTTGTGGATGCTAGCGACCGGCAACTCAAACATGCGCAGGTATCCGGCCACCAGGGCCGCGGCATAACGCAGCAGCTCATTATCGGGCGCAGCCAGATCGAAATTGCCGACAATACAGATGCCGATAGTGTCGTTATGGCCGACGCAGTGTGCTCCAGTCTGGTTGATCGGGCGGCCGGTCAGGGACGTCAGCACGCCGTTGATTCGTTCGACCCCTGCGTGATAGCCGATGTCGGACCACATGTGTTTAGGATCGGTCATGTGATAGCGCTTGATGGCATCCCAATCGGCGGTTTTGCCGTCTTTGGTGAGGCTGTGATGGATGATGATGCCGGTTGGTTTCATGCTATCCTCCAAATTTTTTAAACAGGTACCCGACGCCGACCGAAATGACTGTCATGATGCCGTAGGTCTGTGTTGCGCTGGCCTGTTTGCCGGGCGCCAGTTCCACGTCACGCATACGCTTGAACAGTCCGTCCAGATCTTTTTCGTGCTTATCGGTACGATGGACCACGCTGCGGATCTGTTCGCCCTGACGGGCGATGTCTTCCAGCAGAATCATGAAACGTTTCTGACCGTCGCGCATATCCTTCAGCGAGTCGGAAATGGCGTCCATGGTGGCCTGCATTTCCCCGATGGTTTTCTCCTGGCTGCATGGATCGGCCACGTTTCCCCCCTACTCTTGCCCATAGGGCGTGACATACAAAATGGTGAAGCTGACCTGCACGATGCTAAAAATGTCATCCCCAGCCTGGACGGCCACCGAGGATTTGCAGCCGTCGAGGATCTCGATCAGGCCGCCGAAACGGTAATCGCTGTAGAGGGCCTTGATCAGATCGGCCTTGAGTTTGCGGCCCTGGGCACCATCCAGCGTGTCAGCGATAAAGCCTTCCCAGGACATGGGGTACAGGTGATTTTGCTCGCCCATTTCGGGCGGTACCGGCCCGACCTCGACCCCGCTTTGCAGTTCGCCGGGAAACCAGGCGATTGACGGCATGACATCGGGGTGCGCGGTGTATTCCAGATCTTTGTAGACGGCAGCCCCGGCAGCGGTCTGGTAGCCGTTGGCGATGGTGATGGTTGCCAGCAGGGCGGCTATGTAATTATCTATTTGAGTTTGTACTGTCATTTCTTAGCCAGTATCACCCGTGTGAATCCGGATGACAGTTCCTGCGGTTTGCCGTTCATACGGTATTCAGTACCGCTCCGCACAAATGTGTTAGCGCTGGTGATATCCGCCATGTCGGCGGTGGCGCACATAAACACAGGGTTGAGTTGCCCGCCGCTGGCCTCGAATGGAGATACGGTCTCGAAGTCCTTGCGGAACTTGGAGCGGATGGTTTTGACCGTGGCTGCGGCCAGCTTCACCAGGATATCCTCACCGGTTTCGGCGAGGATATCGGCTATGTCGGCGGCGTCGAATTGCATTATTTTTTGACCTTACCGGACGTTTTTTTAGTCTTGAGTTTGCCAGGCTCAGCGGAGGTCGGGGTGACCAGCTGGAGCAGGGATTTGTTGATTTCACCGTCGTACCCGATAACCTCACCGTTTTTGAATTGCACCGGAGCGGTTACCTCGTACAATGAATCACCCAGAGGCTTGAGGGCGTGTGTGCGGGCTGATGCCTGGCCTGATGTAAGCTCCAGTATCCCGGAAGCAAACCCGGCGACGGTGGCAATAATGATATAGCGTTGCATTGATCCTCCAGGCCGGGGCGGTTTTATAGCCGCCCCGGCGCGATCTTATCAGGTGAATGTCGTGAGACAGGCAAACTGCCAGAAACCATAACCGGCGGCGCGGCTGGCATACAGGCCGTACTGGTGTTTTTTCTCCTTGAATTCCAGCTCGGAACCCTCAGCAATAGCCGAAACTTCGACCGGGGTTTCTTCCTGGCGGATGATCGGAGGAAGCTGGGAATCTATGCGGAAGACATAGAATTTGGCGGCATCGGTCAGGTAAGGGTTCACGTCGAACTCGACGCTGAACTTTTTGGTATTGACCAGGGTGTTGGTGCGGCTGGTGCTGCCATCGACGATAATGGTGTCGGACAAGGCTGATGCAGTTACCTGCATCAAACCTGGCGGCACCAATACCAGAAATTTGGCGGCATTGGCGTTCATCGGCTTGCCTTGGTCGTCCTTGAAGGCCAGCATCGCTGAAATAGCCTTGAAAATGGCATCCGACATTTCGGCAGCGGTGGGGGTGGTGCCGGTGGCGGCAGCATAGGTCAGGTCATTGCTCTGGGCACCGCTGTCGCCTTCAGCGTGGTCGGTGTCGAAAAAATACTCGCCATCGTAGCAAACCTGAGATTCACCGGCGATGATCAGAGAGGAGAGCAATTCGGCCCAGTGGGAATCCGCCCGGCCGACGTGCTCCTTGATCCGCATTTCGATCTGGCCGGTTTTGTCGCGGCGCAGCTCTTTGACAAGAAATTCGATAGTCGATTCGAACTCCTTGTTGCGGATTTTGTAACTCTGGTCCCTCAGCCCTTTGGCGATACGACCGCCAACCCATTCACGCATGCCCGGTACCTGACCGAGCCAGGCGTATTCTTCAGTCTCCTGGTCGGAGCCGTACGGCGTGCCGTTGGAGATCATGTTTATGAACGTAGTGCCGGGGTCCTGTTCGAGGGCCAGGGCATACATTCCCATTACTGCGCGGCTTGAAAGTTTTTCAGCTCCCATCTGTTATTCTCCTTTTATTAGGGTTGAGTGTGTGTATTAACCTTCAGCGGCCCAGATGCCCTTGAGTCCGGTAACTGTGTAGCCGTCTGCATGCCCGGCGCGCAAGGTGACCTGATCCCCCCGGCAGGCGGTGGCCTTGGTGTTGATCAGGTCCTTATTGTCAACACCGGCCAGATCGGGACCCATGATCTTGTCAGCCGCAGCCGGATCGGCGCTGATCTGTACCGTGCCGAAGGCGCCCATGCAGACCAGGGACACGTTGTCCAGGGCGGTTGCTGTGGCTGGCAGCGTTACAACCGTATCAACGGTGCAGAAAATTACTTTGCCGGTGTCCTGGGCATCGAGGGTTTTAGCGGCAGCGGAGAGGGTCTCCTTGACGCGCCCGGCATAGGGGTCAGCATAGTTGTCAACGTCGAATTCGACCATAACCACCCCAGCGCTGACAAAGCGGCGAACAAAGCCGATAAAGGTGGCGCCGGTTGGGAGAAAAACAAAGGTGTCGTCATCGGTGGCGTACACCGGCTGATCCACGTCGGTGATGACGGCGCCGGAAACGGCAAGCTCGATCACACCGCTCCGGTTGGTGCGGACGTTAATCGCCGCTGCAAGACCGGCCGAGTTATCGGCCAGGCGCTCGGCAAAACCGGCAAAGGCGTCACCGGCAACCAGCGGGCGGGCATGGCCGGACGCGGCGACAATGCCGACGACGGCGCCCTCATAAATGATGTCGGAAGCGATCATCGGAATTTCGTTGATAGTCCCGAGGCCGTAACCACGGGGTTTGTTTTTTGCTAAAGTCGTCATGCTCTGATCCTCCTGTATAGTGGTTGATTGCTATGGTTACTGTTTGCCGAGTATCCGCACCTGCCCGGATTCCTGCTTCGCCAGATAGGCGGAATAGGCGTCGAGGCTGGTGAATTCGGAACGGAGCGCCGCGTTTTTGTCCCAGTTATGTTTTGCGCGTTCGGCCACCGGAGCGGTCGCGTCCGGAGCGGACTCATCGCCGATTTCGCCGGTAGCGCTGGTTTCAACTGCCAAAACTACGGGGTTAGCGCCTTCGGTCAGGGCTGCCAGTGCACCGACCCGCAACTGCTTTTCGGCGCCCAGGATCTGCAGTGCCGCCTCTCCGGCGGTGGTTTTGCCGTCGAACTTCAGTTCGGCAATCAGCTTTTCGTGGCCAGGCACGCCTTCAGCGGCAGTTTCCACTCCCTGAATACGTGCCCGTTCAGCTGTCGCCCCCTCTTCACGCGCTGCAGCCAAGGCCGATATTTGGTCGGCGGCAGCGGAGGCCTTGCCCTCATCCAGGATTGCCTGGTAAAGGTCGGGGTGGTTCGCCATCAATGTTTCTTTATTCATGTTTTCCTCCGTTTCCGTCGCCGTCGTTACGGCTGACATTTTTGTGGTTTTGCTACCGCCTTTGGAGGCGATTTGAAAAGCTTGATCTGCCGGGGCGACTTCATCAGCCAATCCGATGGCAACCGCTTTTTTGCCGACAAAACAACCGGCTTCCGTATTGCGCACAACACTTTCGGCAATCCCGCGATTGCGGGACACGGTTGACACGAACAGGTCGTATGTCTCCATGACACCCGCCTGGATTTCGTTGAAGGCGTCACTGGAGAGCGGCTGATGCGGCGTGCCCATGACTTTACGGGCACCGGCATAAATATGGGTGACGGTTATTCCCGCGCTGTCTTCCGCCCGGGAGAAATCGACATGGGTGGCGACAACTCCGATCGATCCGGCGCCGCCGGTGCGGGGCACGATGATCCGGCCGGCGGAGCTGGCCAGCAGATAGGCCGCACTGAAGGCCGATTCATTGCAGACGGCGGTGATCGGTTTCAGGACGCGGGACTGATAGATGTGGTCGGCCAGGTCAAATACGCCGCATACCTCACCGCCACAGGAATCGATATCCAGAAGGACCGAGCGAACCCCGTCATCGGCAAGGGCGGTATCGAATGCCTTGCGGATTTCCCCATAGGTCGTGGGGCCGCCGCTGGGGTAATCGGAGGCCATGACGCGGTGCAGCAACGGACCGTAGATACCGACCACGGCTACCCCATCACGGACGTAGTATCCGGAGCGGGCGCGGTCCTGGTCTGATAATACGGCGGCTTCCTGTATGGGTATCGAGGCCAGGTCCAGATTGAAACGGGGGCCGAGGGCGTGCAGGATAACGTTCAGCTTTGATTCCGCGATCATCAACGGGCGATTAAAGAGCAATTCGGCAACGCGCATATTTCGCATTATGGAGCATCCTCCTGGTTGGCATTATCGGCGGCGTCGAGATCCGCAGCTGACGGTTCCGGCGCCGGTGGTGTTTCGGCCCGCACCATTGCAGCGACGCGCGGACCCTCGATTTTCTGTTCCTTGGCCCGCTGCTTTTCATCGCGTTCCCAGTCGCCACCGGTAAGACCGGATGTTTCCCGTGCCTTAGTGGAGAATCCTTCGGCGACCCGTTTGGCTGCGGAGTTGACCGCCTTGTTTTCATCGATGTGCCCACGGGCGTCTCCAACCCATTCACAGCCGAGATAGGCCATGCGGATCAGCGGATCATTGAGGAAGCCGGGCGCGGGCAGACGCCCCAAGGCGACCGCTTCGGTAATCACCAGTTCCCAGATCGGCTGGCAGTAATCGGCGGCCAGCCAGAACCGGCAGGAAAGGACGTAACGCCAGAACTCCAACAGAGCGGCCTGGGCGGCGGAATATGACGAGGTGAAGTGCTTGACCAAAATCTCGAAGGGCATCTCAATGGCCACGCCAATCTGCTCGGCCATGGCGTGGAGAAACGCCTGCGCGGCTACGTTGGGCCGCTTCGGATCGACAATGCTGATATCCTCATCCGGCCAGAGGCCGATAACGGATCCGGAGCCGAGTTTGATCCCCTCGGTGTCAATCCGCTCCTTGGCTTTTTCGTCCTGATCGACCAGCTCGGGGTTCGGGTTGCTGGATTTGACGACCACGGTGAGCAGCGAGGAAACCACGGCAGCCTGAATCTCGTTGTCAGTGTAGGTGCTGAACTGCTTGATCAACTCGACTACCGGGGCCAGATCGGGCACGCCACGGGTTTGGCCGATACGCCGCTTGCGATAAACGTGCAGCACCAGGCGGCGGCCTTCAGAGTCAACGGCTTTAAGCTCCAGCCACTCCCGCTTTTTGGCATAACGGAGATTGCCGGGGTGAAACTTGGCAACGTGGTATTTTACTGGGGCGCCGTGGCTGTCTTTTTCGACGCCGGCCACCATAGTGGCCGTGTCGGCGCGGGAATTGGGATTGCAGACGCGGTCGGCTTCGATGAAGTTGGTCCGCAGGGTATAGGGGTTCCCCGGGCGCGGGATACGGGGTAGGTTGACAAAGGTGTCCCCCGCCGACAACATGGAGCGGAAAACAATGTCCTGTGACTGGAAAAAATTGAATTGGTGCTCGACATCGAATGTTTTGCCGGACGTGGCCAGACGGAACTCAGCTTCCGCTAGTCGCTCCCAGGCATCGGCCTGTTCTTCGGTAAGGCCGGAAAGGATTTCGCGGTCAATAGCGGCACGGGGCTTGAGGCCGGTACCGACGACGTTAGTGACTTTGGTATTGATGGCGCCGGCGGCAATGGGAGAGTTGCGCTCCAGGTCGCGGGAACGATCGCGCAGCTCGGGCAGATCGTAGAGAATCACCGAATCGGCATCACCATCTCCGGGGTTCCAGGATGAGGTTTGCTTGCGATCCCGGCGGGCGCCGGTGTAGCCGCCCACAATTGCCATCTGGGCACGCGCGCGCATACGGTGGATGCCACGCTCCGGGCTGAAATAGTTGACGACGCGATCAGCGAGAGTCGGTTCAATCGTGACCGTCTCGCGGCCTATGCGCAGGGAAAAGGGTTTCAATCCATCACCTGCAGGCGACGGACCGGGATGCCGCCACGTGAGGCCTGCTGCACGCGCTTGTCCCACAGGGCGATTCCGGTTTGTATCGCGGACAGATCGGCGCGGGTAAACACGGTGCCGTCAATCTCTATTTTCTGCCCGGCAAGTACCTTGGTTTCGGCGGCGAGGTATTGATCGAGTTTTGTTTGTGCGGTTGTGAGGTCTATCCCGGCCATGGCTCACCTTTTAAGACCCCCGCCCTCGGGTAGAGGGAAAGGGGTGAGGGCTTAAATATGGCTGGGATTGTGGCAGGTTATTTTAGATAAAAATAGTGGGCTTGTGTAGGCTTGTGTAGGCTTGTGCACAATATGTTGTGGTTAATCAAAATAATATTTACATGATGCTGTGTTTATTCCGCCCAGCTATCCGGGGTCACTGTTATGGATCTGCGGTAAATTTCCAGGGACTCGGCGGTGATCCGGGTGCCTCGGGTAGCCTTGCCGTTACGGGCCTTGCCTTCGTTGGCGGCAATCAGTTTTTGTTCCTCGACCAGAACAAAAACCTGCCGGACAGAGATGGCCAGGAGCTGCGAGGCTTCGACCGGTGTGTAGAGCAGGTTTTGCAGGATATGGCGGCGCTTGACTTCGTCGATGTCGGCTCTGGTGATTCGCTCACTGGTCATCATTCAACTCCTTGGCTGTATATTTTGCGCACTTTTTTAGGTTTTTCGATCAGCTCCCCGGTAACCTGGGCACGGGCCGCACTGAGCAGTTCCTGGGCACGGGCCGCATAGTTGGGGTTGATGATCTCCCGCACCGCCATATTCCCCACCCGCACGTCCAGGGCCTCGTTACGCAGGAAGCCGGGCCGTAGCTTCCAGACCGTTTCCAGCTTGTTGGTGCGGCGGTTCTTTTCCTTGACGGCGTGCTCCGCCGTGAGCATGCGGAAGTATTCGAAGTCATAGCCCCAGAACATGGGAAAATGACACGAGCGCGGACCGCCGGGGTCGTTGTTGAGCCAGGTCATGAGGCTGTCCTTGCCGGAGCTGACGCCCAGCTCGTAGAAGGCAACCTTGTATTTCGGTGATTTGCTCGGTTTGCGCGGCACCAGCGGGGCGCTGCTGTTGTTGGATCCCTTGTGTGCCAGGTAACGCCGGGAGCGTTTGACAAACTTGGCGACCATATCGGAGCGGTAGCCCAGGTCAACGCCCAGTTTGGCGATGGGGAGTTCGGCGCCGGATTCGTGCTGCCAGGTGATTGTGGAGGCCCAGTCATGCAATTGATCCCATACGTCGTCTTTCGTGGTGTCGCCGTGGAAAACCTTGTACTCGATGCCCCAGGATTCGTGACCGGGTCCCCAAGCGACAACCTCGCACTCCAGGCGGTTGGACTGGACGTCGCAATCAGCGGTAATGAAGCAGGCCTGCATGGGAACGCGCCAGGCGGCGCCCTCAGGTGCGTAGTGCTCGCGGCGGGCGTAGAGTTCTTTTTCTTTGATGGTTTCGCCGTCGGCATCTTCCGGCAGCGGGAGGCCCAGGCAATCGTTGTAGAAGTATTTCAGGTTCTCCAGGGTCGGTTCGGTCAGGGTGAGCAGATAGGCCTGGGCGATTTCGTTGAAATCCACGAATCGCGAGAGCATCGGGGGGAGGTGCCACCAGATTATGGACGGGTGCAAATGGATAACTTTGTTGTCACGGCGCTTCCAGCCGTGCCGGTTGCGCTTACTCCCCGCCAGTACTGCGTCGTCTCGGTCGTCTTCATCCCATTTACCCGAACAGGCTTCACATTCGTACCAGGCGGAACCCTTTTCGGAGAGTGCCTGGGGGTCGACAACACCATCGGCCCAGCGGACCTGCGCGAATTTGAGGGTCTGTTCGTGCCCGCAATGGGGACAGACGGCGTAAAATTCGCGGCATTCCTGCGCATGATCCTGCGCTTTCCAGACCGGCCCATCCACAGTGGAACAGGTGCAGGCGTCGAGGATCTTGCGCGAATGTTTGAACGCACGGGTACGCGCCCAGGATTTTTTGAGGGCGGAGAGCGGCCAAAGATCTATTTCATCGCGGGCCATGTAGCGGATAGGTTTGCTGGCGAGGCGGCCTTCAGAATTGGACCAGGCCAGGTAGATAGTCATGCCGTTGCGCAGGCGAATGCGCTGTTTGCCCAGATCATCCGGGTTTTTGGTGCGCAACTTACGCAGAGTGGGGGTGTCCTTGAACATGGGGATCAGGCGGTCGCTGATGGTATCGCCGCCGGTGGCCTGATCCTGCATGACCAACAGGGCCGGACCGGGGGCATTATCAGCGACCTCGCCCAGGAAGTTGTGCAATACGTCAGTTTTGCCCCCTTGGGAGCCTCCGGCGATGGTGCCGTGCTGGAAATCCTCCTCGGCGGCTGTGTCCATTATATCGATGAGGTGCGGAGCGACATCATTGCGCCACGGTCCGGGGATTGGGGAAATATGGACGTGCCGGTTTCCCTCGGCCCAGTTGCTGCCCCTTTTGCCGGTACCGGCGCGCAGCGCGAGGCGTTCGCCGGGGTAGAGGCGATAGGTGCGCAGCGGGGCGGGCGGCAGCCAGGAGTAATCTTCGGCTATGGCGTGGGCGGCGAGAGTCACAGCAAAAGGCTCTCCTGGTTATTTTGCGGCAATTCCTTCTTTTTGTCCGGTTGCTTGACGTGGCTGTTCACGCAGCTGCCGATCCGCTTGTTGTAGACGCTGTGCATGGTGTTTTTGTTGCACGTCGGACAATATTTAAGGACGGCAGTCGTGTTCCTGGTGTAGTGCTCCGACATCAGAATGTCACGGTTGCGGTCAAGACGGCGGCAGCTGGCCAGTAAATAACGCGGCGATAATAGCCATCAGCCATACAGACAGCGGCTGTGCCGATATTGAGTGCTATGCTGATACATGGAAACAGCCATTTTGGAATTATCATTGTTATTCCTTTTCCGATTTTCGTTAGAAGTGGGCGTTCCCTCGACACTCGAATGTACAGCCGCCGGGGTTCATACCGGTGCAGGGCCTTTGTGTGAGAAAACAGTTTTTGTAGGGATCGTTGCAGACCATGCATATACCTAGTTGGTCCCTATGCATCCGGCAGGAATGATCTTTAGCATGAGTGGCCATTTTTGCACCGCAGACCGTGCAGCGAATGGCGCTGTATTCTACGCCTTCGAACTGCGTGGCAAGCTGCTCATAACCGTTGGATATTTTATCGGTCACTCTTCCTCCTCATCCGGTCCCTGGATCGGCCGGGAATAGTTGTCCAAAACTTTACGGTTGATACCGAGCATGAAGCTGATCAGCTCGGGGGCCAGTTGGATATCGCCTTTTACCAGCTTGATGATGCGGGTGGCGGAGCTGCGGGCCGAAGCGTCCAGATGGGTTTTGAGATCTCCGGCACGGGAGGCTAGTTCCACTTCGACATGTTCCCGGGGGATCAGTTCGCCTTGGCGTTCCTTCAGCTTGAGTTCCCGCATTTCGGCATCGCTGGAGATGCGACGAATCTCGCCCCGGAGTTTTTCTTCCTGGAGGTTAGCGGCTGCGGGTGAGCTGCCGTCTTTGCGCTGCAGATACTGGCGGGCATATTCCTCGATGGCAGCCAGTGTGTATTTACCATCCTGCCCGGGGCGAATCTTGCCTTCGTCTTTATGCTCGTAGGCGCTGGACTTGCTGATCTTCCAGCCGTCGGCATCGAGGTGATTGACGACATCCATGAGGGTGGCGAAGGTTTCCTCGGTGCTGGTTTCGTAACGGGCGGTGCGAAATTCATTTAGCGCGGTTTCCGCCCGTTTCAGCGTCTTGAGGTTGGCGCCGGTGGGCTTGCGCTTGGCCAGCTCCAGGGCGTCATCACGGAACTTGACCAGACGGGTTTCTTCCTGGTCGATGGTGGCGGTTATGTTGGTTGATTCAGTCATCGGCAGCCTTTTTTTGTTTTGGTATAACTCCCGCAGCAGCGGACTCCGCAAGCTCCGCCGCTGTGCTCTGTATTATGATCCTTGATGTTGCTTTGTCCACAGCGCCAGCCAGGAAAAAGCAATTCCCGGAGGGCGGCGACCGTCGCGGCCTTCGGTTTCCCAGCTCTGCCAGGTTCGGTACGGTGTACCGGAGTTCTCCGCCGCTTGCTTCATGCTGAGGCCCGCAGCTTCGCGGGCCTCTCTGAGTTCCATAGCGGTCATTTTTAATCTTCCTCAAAATAATCGCTGCCATCGCCGCCACACCATGCCGACCACACGCGATCATAATAGTTGAGCAGGTAGTCGGTCAGGTCGTTTTCAATTTCAAATTTCTGGTCGAGATCGTCGGTTTCAACATCTACCGATAATTCAGGACCGCAACCGCTTGCATTTTGTGTCCTAAACTCAGTTTCAACCTCTGCATCTGGGTATTTCTCACGGACTACCTCAGCCAGTTTTTCAGCAGCATATTCAGCGTAGCCAGTTGCTGCATCATGCTGATCTGCCCAACCCTCACCCATGTTGCCGCTCAGAATTGTGTCGCTGATTGTGATTTTCATTTTGTGTTCCTCCTCAGAGTTTTTGTTACCATCTGAGACAATCATACACAATGTGTATTTCGCTGTCAACAATAAAAATGCACATTGTGTATTTTTATTTGCACTATGTAGGCGGGCGGATCATAACAAAACGTAGCAGCAGGCGATGAAGCCCGCTGCTGTACTCAAGCCGTTATAGTGCTTCTACGATTGCCGCATACTTACCAGGCATCCATGAAAGAATCGGCTTTGACTCTCGAATCAGCTTGTTAAGTTCCTCGAAAGCGTCTGCAAGTTCGCTGTCCACTTCACTGTCTTCTGGCAGATCGTCGTGATAGTATTCGTTCGGGTCAATCTCTCCTGCGTAAACCGGCTCACAGATAATCAAGTGCAAATCATCAGGAGAACAGTCAGCCTCTTCGCAGTGATCAAGTATCTGGTCACTGTCATGGAAGTATTCATCAGCAGATTGAGAATAGAGCATCGTCTTTCCGTCCCACGCTTTACGCTCCATTGCGGCGAACTTCTCTTCTTCTCTTTTGTTGTGGCAAGGTCGGCAATATGAGTGACGGTCTATCAGTTCGCCGCATTCACAAGTCCGATGCGTACTGCCATCATATCGGGCGGTACGTTCGTCTTTGCCAAAGAAATAACCGTTACGAGACATCCAGCCAGTAACAGTAACCAATTTTGCAGCTTCATCAGAGGTATTCAGTATGATTTTCTTTTCCAAGGTTTGATCCTCCGTAGCACCAACGCACTATAACTAGACGCTGGTGCTGATTACGCTGCGCTTCACAGCACAGCTAAAAACGTTAAACGGATTTCCCGCGCAACTCTCTGCACTGTTCCGGTGTTGGTAACTCCGGTAACTCCGGCGTCCACATGCAGCGCGGGCATTCGTTCAATTCCGGAAATTTCGGATCAGCCCAATATTCCC